TGGCTCAGCAACTACGCTCGCTGGCAATAGTGGCGAATTTCAATTCAATGACAATGGCAGTTATGGTGCTTCACCCAATCTCACATATGATGGGTTTAATGTCACTGCAACTGACCTCAAGTTAGTTGGCACCCTTACTGCTAATGGCAGCACTGGGGCATCTGGTTATGTTCTGTCATCCACTGGATCTGGTGTCCAATGGATTCAAATGCCAGGTCTTCAGTTGTTTCCAACTGGAGATTACAACTCAGGTGCAGATCCATTAGACCCGCTGGCAGATACTATTGATGCTTTTGGTGTCTCAACCATTCCTTCTTGGGACACAATGGACCCTGAAGGGACGCTTTACATTGTTGATTTAGGAACAGTATAAAATATTATAGGTATTAATCAATGGCAACTCAGGTACAATTTAGAAGGGGCACTGCAACCCAAAATAATAACTTTACTGGCGCTGAAGGTGAGTTGTCAGTAAACCTTAGTAACTATTCTCTTAGGTTGCATGATGGTGCAACTGCTGGTGGATATGAGATTGCCAGACAAGATTTCACCAATGTCACTTTTGGTGCAACAGTTTTACCATCACTAAACACCACCTATAATCTTGGGTCCAGTGGATTTAAATTCCTGAATGTCCACTCTCAAGAATTTACTGGAGCACTTACAGGTAACGCAGATACTGCTACTGCTCTAGAAACTCCAAGGACTATCAATGGTATTTCTTTTGATGGCACTGCAGATATCACCATTCAAGCAGAGATTGATGCTACTCTATTCATTAGCGAAGGTCTAGAAGACTCTGGTGGTCTGACACAATTTGATGGTGGCACTGACGTAACACTACGTCTCAAGAATGCTCTCAATTTCTCAGATACAAATCTTTTAAAGTGGGATAATACTAACAGTCAATTTGTTGACTCTATCATCACAGATGACGGCACTACTGTTACTACTACTGGTAACCTCACCATTACTGGGGACCTTGTAGTCCAAGGTGCTACTACCACAATTAGCACGACAAATTTAGAAGTCACTGATAAACTCATCATCATTGGTGATGGCACCACAACTACTCAAGCTGCTGATGGCGCAGGATTTAATATCGGCACTTCGGGTGTATCTTTAACATACGACCTAGCAAATACTTCTTGGACATCATCCGAGAGTTTTAATCTTTCTTCTGGCAAGACATATAAGATTGCAGGCACCACAGTTATTGGGTCCACATCTCTTGGTACTAATATTGTCAATTCGTCCCTTGAAACAGTTGCCACTATTACATCTGGCACTTGGAATGCAGACATCATTTCTCCTACTTATGGAGGCACTGGTGTAAACAATGGGTCAAATAGTTTAACCTTAAGTGGTAATCTAACTTATACGGGTGGTCATACACTAGAATTAGTAACCACTGCAGCTACTTCTGTCACATTACCAACCACTGGAACATTAGCAACATTAGATGGAGTTGAAACTTTAACGAATAAAACTCTGAATGCTCCTACTATTAATAATGCATCTCTCGATTCGGCATCTATTGATTTTATTTTCCTAAGAAATACTTCTGGAACTGATATAACAAAATCTTATGTTAAATCAGGAGATACTTCAACTTCTTCTTTAGCAGACCACAGTTTAACAATTGATACTTGGGCAACTTCAGTTTATAGTGCAGTTGATTACACAATTTATTCAGAAGCAGTAAATGGTGAAAAAGAAATCACCAAATTTACAGTTTTAGCAGATGGTAATGGTGATGTTTGGATGACAGAGCAAAATACTTTGCGGACAGACATTAACAATCCATCACTTGAAATTGAAGCGAGATGGATTAGCAACAGTGTTTATATTGTCTTGATTCCATCTAGTAATCTAAATGATGTTGTCTATAAATTAAACGCAACAGGGTTTGTTGCATAATAAATATTAAACACACACTACAAACGGGGAGAGTGAACCGTGGCAGTATACAACAAGGAATTTACAGTAAAAAACGGACTGGTTGTTGAAAATAACAACGCCGTAAAACTTAGCACAGGGACAGGAACATTACGGTATGTTTCTATTAAATCACCATCATCATTAACAGGGGACTATACACTAACCCTACCTTTAGATAATGGACAATCAGATGAAGTGCTCATCACTGATGGTGCAGGAAATCTTTCTTGGGGAAAGGTCAACACCATCAATATGTTTGCTAATTCAGTGACACCTGCTATTTTGGAGTCTACTGGTGACTTCACAATGAATTCGTTGCTAGTTAACAGAGTAAATGCTACTAGTGATATTATTCTCGACCCTAATAATGATAACAATGTTACTGGTGTTGTAGAAATTAAAGGTGACCTAGTTGTTAGAGGTAGTAACAATATTGCAGCTGGTGCTAGTTTTAGTGTTGAAACACAAGATTTTGTAGCTCAAGTTGCTGGTAGATATTTGGTAGATACTGAAACAAATTCATCAACACAAACAGAAATTACAGTGACTTTACCAACGTTGCCAAACGTTGGCAACACGATTGGTTTTGCCGACATGAAAAATAGCTGGGATGTTTATCCAGTAATTCTAGATGCAGGCACAGGAAAAACATTCCAAGACCAAACAGGAGATGTAGATAGTCCATATGTATTGGATGTCGCAGGTGTTAATGTCACTATCGTTTGGACAGGAGATTTCTGGAAAGTCTATTCATAAAGCCATAATTATTATAAATACTTTTGACATCATAAATAACATTGATATAAACTCAACTTGGGGTTCTTAGATGGCACTTTACTTAAGTGAGTCTGGTTTAGGCGGCACTTCTTCTGGAAGCGGAAGTATGTACTCGTACTTTAATACATCTAATAGATTCAATTTTCATGCTCTAAGAAGAGATGAAGACGGAATGCTAGTGTATACAAAAGCCAATACTTCTGATTCTGATACTATCGACGTTTTTAATATCGATGGCACGGCACAAATTGACTTCATGGATGCATGGAATAATGTGGTTGAAGTTGGTGCTGTAAAATCAGTTTCTCTAGTTTCTGGAGGTATTCCTGTTGACTCCGACGCTAACGTAACTTATACCGTTACTGGTCTAATTGGAAATGGGGATGGCGACGGAGAACCAAACCAAAAACCAGGAGAAGGATTGAATTTACTAATCACTAGAGATTCTAGTGGTTTGATTAATGATATCCAAATTCACTCAGGCGGTGCGTCATTCTCCCCAAACGAGACTGTGACTGTTGCCTCATCTAAAATCAATGACGTTACCGACTTAACTATCAGGGTTACTGAAGTAGTTAAATCCTTCAGTAACAACCAAAACATTGATAAATATCAACAGTATAAGTTTGAAGCAAGAAAGATAACCTACTTCATTGATGACGAGGGTTATTTCGTTGCAAGATTCGGGACCTACGACTATAACGAGGGACCTAAATAATGCCAGAGTAGGCACAAACGTCTTTTATTCACCACGGACTCAACAAGGAAATATAAAAAATGGCTGATTTCAGATTAGGTAGACTAAAATTCAACTGGAGAGGCGCATGGGCCCCATCCGAGGCTTACGTCATTGACGACATCATTTCCTTTAAGGGAAATACTTACGTTTGTGTCGTTAATCACACCTCAGCTTCTACAGAAGGAGCATGGGCAGCGACCGATTTAAATATCGGTATCCCAAGATGGCAACTGCACGTCCCAGGCATCCGTATTATGGGTGCATGGACACCAAATACTTTCTATGCAGAAAATGACCTAGTGTCATATGGTGCCAACCAATATCTTTGTGTAAATAACCACACTTCGTCTGGTAGCGAAACAGGTTTCTATACAACTGATGTTGCAAATTTCTCTGTCTATACAGAGGGCACTACTTATACTGGTGACTGGGGTCCTGGCACATGGTATAAGTTAAATGACATTGTAAAGTATGGCAATACTTTATATGTCACTAGCACTGCACATACATCTGGTATTTCCTTCGACCTAACCAAGTTTTCTGTATACCTAGAATCTGTCAATTTTGAAGATAGTTGGGCAGTTGGTACTGAGTATCAACCTGGCGACATTGTAACCTTTGGTGGTTATTCATACATCGCTAAAACTATCAATATTGGCAAGCAACCAAACGTCTACGCTGTAGATACTCCAGACCCAATTGACCCTCAAATTATTATTCCTGCTGATTGGAATATTGTCACTACTGGTTTTGATGTCCAAGGTGAATATGACAACGCTACTGTATATGTCCCTGGCGATGTCGTACAGTTTGGTGGTAATACCTATGTTAAGATTACCACTGGCGCTGCTGGTGTATACCCTATTGACCAAAATGCATGGTCCCTCGTAAATCCTGGTCTCAACTGGAGAGGTCCATGGAGCTCATCTGCAACCTATCAAGTCAATGACGTTGTTTCTAAACAATCCGCATCTTGGGTTTGCTTAACTCCACACAACATCAATATTGACCCTGTTGCTGATGGTGGCACCAACTGGCAAGCAGTTGCTCAAGGTGAGTCAACTCTAACTCTACAAGACCCTGGTGATATTCTCTACAGAAATAACGCTGGTGCTAACGTCAATCTATCAATTGGCACAGAAGGTCAGATTCTGACAGTTGATGCTGCTGGTCTTCCTGCATGGGAAAGAAATAACCTTTGTGCAAACGTTTACTATGTTGCTACTGATGGCACCGATGCTGTTGGTTATGGTCTAAACATTTCCAAACCATTTGCAACTATTCGTTATGCACTATCGCAACTGCCTGCTGGTAGCGCAACCGCAATCAATACCATCTTTGTTAAGTCAGGTACATATGAAGAGCAACTTCCTCTAACTGTCCCTGCTTACACATCTATTGTTGGCGACAACCTTCGTGCTACTATCGTTGCTCCAGATCCTAACACACAATCGACTGACGCATCTCCAGTAGAAAACAGATTCTCTACTATGTGGATTCTTTCCGAATCTACTACGTTGAAGGACATGATTTTCAGCGGCATGGAAGGTTTCAGTCCTGCTGGCGGTGTTGACTCTGCAGACATTACTCAAGCAACAATTAGAGGTGTCTTCCTACGCCTCAATCCAAATACTCCTATTCTTGGTAAGTCACCTTATATTACTCAGTGCTCTGCATTCTCTGGTCGTCCAGTAGGTACTGCTCCCAACTGCCAAGGTGGTGTTGGCGCACTTATCGATAAGGGTATTTACGGTGCAACTACGTCAAACGGCTCTATGCTCTTTGACTCCTTCACCCAATTCCACGACCTTGGTGTTGGTTTCCACTGTGCAAATCTAGGTAACGCAGAAATCGTTTCTTCCTTCACCTATTATTGCCACATTGGTTATACTTGCACAGGTGGTGGTAGAATCCGCTCTCTTGCTGGTAACAACTCTTGGGGCACCTTTGGTTGCGTATCATCAGGTTTTGATACCACAGAGACACCAGTTACAGGTACCGTTAGAGGTCAAAGACTCAACTTCGTTTATGATGAAAACTCTGCTGAATTTAGACAGTATGAGGAAGTAACTCAGGGCACAGCAGACGGTGTAAATACATTCAACGTTGGTGGATCTACTACTGTTGGTGGTGCAGCGAATGGATCCTATACAGGAGTTGCTGCTTCTGGTGGCACAGGCACTGGTGCTAAATTTGATGTTACCAGAGACGGTTCTGGTGCTATTCTTTCAGTCACTGTAGAAAATGGTAACGATGCTACTGGTGGTGGTTATACTTCAGGTGATACCCTAGTAATCGATGGTGCTGATATCGGTGGTGTAACGACCACTGACGATGTAGCATTGACCGTCGTAGGTCTAGAAAGTAACTTTGATGCAACTAATGCAAATTATGCTCTTGCATTAATTCTATATACTCAAACAGATTATCTAATCATCGAGCCTATTACGGGTACATTCACAGATTCAAATCCATGTAAGGGCACTGGATCTGCAAACATAGTTGCATCTGGTGCAACTGGTGTTACCGCTGCGGGTGGTGCTACTCCAGCACTTGAAGGTATTAAGGGTAAAATCTTCCCACTTACTAACCTACCAGTTGGTGAGCTACCAAGAATTACTGGTGCCACTAAATTCCTCAATGCTGTTGGCGTACCTGCAAGCAATGATACTGGATACTATGTTATTAAAGAAGTTGTTGATGCTTCTACTGCAAGCGCACTTTCCATCGACACCAAGAGACAATATGATGTCCCTGGCACAGCTCCAACTGCACTAGATATTGATTCACTATCAAGATCTTCTAATGTTTCTACAGTAACCACAACCACATCACATGGTTTAACTACAGGCGATGAAGTAACTATTGTCATTGCAAACACTTCACCTTCTATTAAACCATATGCAACTGGTTATGATTCTGGAGATGGTGTTGTCCTAGGTATTAGAAGCAATGTCCTCCAAAGGTCTACTGTTACAGTTGTAAATGGCACTTCATTTACATATGCTAACACTGGTGCAGATAGCACAATTAACTCTGGCGACTCCCTATTAACAGGTGCTCAGGTTTACCTACAAGGCACAAGCGGTGGGTCAACAAAAGGACTACACACTGGTGGTAGCTCCGTTACTCTTTATAACGTAGATGCATCAACTGCGCTACTAAACGCAACTGGTGTTGCTGGTATTGATAACTCACTCACTTCGGCAGACCAAACTCCTGGATCTAATCTCTATTCAATCCCATTTGCTGATGAAAGTGTATCTCTACTAAGTCCAAACGGTGGTGGTATTGTTGCTGGCGCAAATAACTTCTTGCTAATCAACAATGAGTTAATGCAAATTGACTCTGTAACTAGCGCGTCTTGCGTAGTTGTCAGAGCACAAGAAGGCACTTCAATTGCACCTCATGCTGACGGAAGCGTAATTTACTATATCCAAAAAGTAGTTGATTCGACTACACTAAGAGGTGACGTTGATACTGCTGTTACTCAGATTCCTCTATTCTCAATTAGTGGTTTCAATGACCATGATATCGTTAAAGTTGATAACGAATTCTTCAGAATTGTCCAGAATGGTGTTAATTCACCTCAGGTTGGTCAAGCAACCGTTATCTTTGCACAACCAAAGAATATTAACGCTGCAAACAACCAGTCTATTGAAATCAGACTCAACTATTCACAAGTCCGTCTAACTGGTCACGACTTCCTACAAATCGGCACAGGTAGCAAACTTGCTACTAACTGGCCAGATACGCCAACAACAGATACTATCCAAGCAAATGAAGTTGTTGAAGACTTCCCAGGTCGTGTTTACTACGTTTCAACTGACCAAGATGGTAACTTCCGTGTTGGTGAATACTTTGTTGTTGAGCAGGCAACAGGTACCGCAACTCTTGATGCTAGTGCATTCAACCTAAGCGGTCTTGCTTCACTACGTCTTGGCACACTTGGTGCTGAATTGGGTGTTGCTATTAACGAATTCTCGTCCGATGTAACTTTGGGTGGTGAGTTTGCTAGAGATAGTGCAGTCCCAACTCAACTCGCTGTTAAGACATATGTTGATGCTCAGTCTGGTTCTGGTATCAGCAGACTTGCTCCAGTTATCACTCCTCAGTCGATTACTTCTGCTGGTCTAGTTGCTACGGTTAATACATACCAAACACCTGATGTTTTCCAAGGCGATTTCGTTACTATTAGTGGTGCGATTGAGAATGCATATAATGGCACATTCGAGGTTATCGCAGTTGATACCAATGCTAAAAACTTCTCATATAACCTAGCATCTGGTGCATCTTCACCTGCAACTGGCTCACTAACTGTTGAAAGAAAGCAGAAGATTGATTCCGATTTAAGAGTTGACGGTCTACTAGAAATCAATCCAACATGGAATGAAGGTAATAGCACCGTCGAAAACGGTCTCAAGATGAATGTAACAGATACATTATCTGCTTCAACATCTAAGTTGATGGACCTTCAAGTTGGCGGTAACAGCAAACTATCAGTTGATAAATCAGGTAACGTAGTTGTTGCTGGTAACTTACAAGTCACTGGCACATCAACTACAGTTTCATCTACTGATTTAACTATCTCTGATGTAACAATTACTGTTGCGGATGGAGCATCAACTTCAGCTAATGCAGATGGTGCTGGTATCTTAGTTGGTAGCACATCTCTAGGATTCACCTGGAGTCATACTGATTCAAGATGGAATCTAGGTGGTGCTCTTGATGTCGGTGGTGCAATCACCACTGGTGGTGCTGCACTTCTTTCTTCCACTACTCTTGGGTCTAGCGTTACTGGGTCTTCACTAACATCTCTAGGCACACTTGGTGCTCTAAACGTTGGTGGTAAGTCTGACATTCGTGCAGTGTCTGAAACCCAGGCATCTATTACTTCCACAACTGGTGTTGTCCAGTATGACTTCGACAATGCTGGCGTATTCCGCCACACTTCAAATCAGACTGGTGCCATCACGGTTGACTTGAGAAATGTCCCAACAACTCAAGGTAAGGTCCACTCTATTGCAATTATCGCACCTCAAGGCACTACTGCTTATGAGATTGCGACAGGTGCAAATGAATTTGCTATCAACCAAGGCACACCAGTTACAGTTAACTGGAGTGGTGGTTCTGCACCATCTGCTAGTGCCGATTCTGATAATGTATATAACTTCACTATCATAAATACCAGCAGCACAGCAACACCTTCCTGGAAAGTCTATGGTAGTTTAGCAGACTTCTCCTGATGAAAGTTATAAATTATAGAAAGGAGATAGAATAATGAATCCAATTATTGCTAGTTTTACAAGCGGAAGATCATTTGGAAGACAAGCCTCTGGTGGTGGCATCCAGGCCATCGGAGGTACTGTTTCAACATCTGGTGGGTATGTTTATCATACTTTTACAGGTACTAATACTTTTACGGTATTATCCAATCCTGGTGGATCCGCGGTTGAGTATTTAATTGTTGCTGGTGGTGGTGCTGGCGGATCTGGCGCTATTGGACCTGGCGGTGGTGCTGGTGGCGTAAGAACTGGATCATATATTGCAACAACAGGCAGTTATCCAATCACTGTTGGTGGTGGTGGTGCTGCTGTTGGTGGCGCTGGCACTAGGTCTAATAGTGGACAATCTTCCACTGCGTTTGGTCTTACTTCTACTGGTGGTGGTGGAGGAAACTCTGATGCCAATGGTGCATCAGGAGGATCTGGATCTGGTGGTGGTGGAAGAACTGGTCAGTACAACGGCGGTGCAGGTACTGCTGGTCAAGGTAATGCTGGTGGTCAAGGTTTTAACTCAGGTAACCGCGAAGGCGGTGGCGGCGGTGGTGCTGGAGCAGCTGGTCAAAATGGTGGTGTAGATGGTGATAGTGTCGGTGGTACTGGCGGTAATGGTATCCAATGGTTTGATGGAAATTATTATGGCGGCGGCGGCGGCGGCGCTAATGAAAACCAACAAGGGTCTAACCGCGCTGGCGGATTAGGTGGCGGAGGTCGTTACATCGTTGGCGGTAATGCAGAAGCTGGAACTGCTAATACTGGCGGTGGCGGTGGTGCTGGTGGATATAATGGTGTGCAAAGAACTTCTGGTGCAGGTGGATCTGGTATTGTTATTATTAGGTATCCAGTATCAGGTGGTAGTTCATCAACAGTTACATATGTTTACGCAAATGGTAACTCCAACTATAATGCAGGAAACAATTTTAATAATACTACTGGTTTAGATATTGGACTTCAAGGTTGCTCTGGAAATATTAGCTTTGATGCTGCTTTAGCATATTGCCACGGAAGTGGTGGTCGTATGCCAACTATTGCTGAATACAAAGGTGGAGCTGTAACTGGTACTGGTTGTGGTTATGACTCACAAACTTGCTGGTCTTGCGACCCTGTAGATGCTACTGGCAACGAACATTATGCTATTATTGGTACAGGAGCTGGTACTGAAGTAACTAGAAATACAACATCTGATTCTGCATATGCAAGATGTCTAGAGGATAATGATGCTAACAGAAGCGATCCTGTTATTATAGAAAATTATTATCTACTCAGTTGGTTATCTAATAACGGTTATCTTTGATAATACCATATAAATACGTTTTATAAAGAATAAGTAACATGGCACATTTTGCTAAATTAAACAACAACAATGAAGTAACATATGTTACTGTGGTTGATAACTCGCATTTATATAAGTTAAATAATTGGACACATCCAGATGAGGGTGTTGAAGATGAGCAAACTGGTATTGATTACCTCAAAAGAGTTTGGGGAGACCCAAACTCTATTTGGAAACAATGCTCTTATAATGGCAATTTTCGTAAAAACTATCCTGGTGAAGGGTTTACTTATGATGAAAGCAGAGATGCTTTCATTCCGCCTAGACCTTATCCATCATGGTTGTTGAATGAAGAAACTTGCCAATGGGAACCACCTGTTGCCAGACCAGAAGAACCTGCAGGTGCTCCAATGCATGGATGGGATGAAGCAAGTAGGTCTTGGAAAGAGCTCCAATGGTCCGAAACTGATAACGCATGGTACATGGTTGGTTGACAGAAAGTAAAAAATAATTTTTAAACTCCCTATATGGGAGTTTTTTTATATCCATAAATAGTAGAGAAGGGTCTCTTTGTATTCATGTCTAAATCTAAACCTGCTACAAGGCAAGAATTGATTGATTACTGTCTTCGTAGGCTGGGTGCTCCAGTGCTAGAAATTAACGTAGATGAAGACCAAGTAGAAGACTTGGTGGATGAGGCACTGCAGTATTTTAACGAAAGGCATTTTGATGGTGTTGAAAAAATGTTTCTCAAGCACAAGTTTACTGCTGCAGATGAAGCACGTTTTCAAACAAGCAATGCTACCACAACAGGTCCTAATGGAGATGTGTGGGAAGAAAGAAATAACTATCTAGAATTGCCAGACCACATCATTGGTGTCGAAAGAATGTTTTCTTTCGTTGCCAGTAGTATTCGTGGTGACTTGTTTGGTATCGAGTATCAAATGTTTTTGAATGACTTGTATGCATTCGGGTCATTGGATATCCTCAACTACTACATGACAAAATCATATCTAGAAACTCTAGACATGGTATTGAATACTGGTGCTTTCATTCAACTACGTTACACTAAGAGACAGAATAGATTATACATCGACTACGAAGCAAAGAATATTCAGGAAGATAGATACCTGATTATCGAATGCTATCGTGCTCTAGACCCAACAGACCACACAAAAATCTACAACGACTTCTTCCTCAAGAGATATCTAACTGCTCTCATTAAGAGACAGTGGGGTCAGAATCTCATCAAGTTTAATGGCATTCAACTTCCTGGTGCTGTGTCACTTAACGGTGAGAAGTTATTTTCTGATGGTCAAAGAGAGATGGATGAAATCGAATCCAAGATGATTTCAGATTACGAGTTACCACCACTAGACGCAATCGGTTGATATGGCTAAGAGTGTATACTTTCCTCAGCATGGTGGTATCACCCCTGAGCAAACACTAATTCAAGATTTAGTTGATGAGCAACTAAAATTATTTGGTGCAGAGGTTTACTACATCCCAAGGCAGATGCTTATTGATAGAGCACTGCAGGATGTCGTGATGTCTAAGTTTAAGGAGGCATACCTCGTTGAGATGTATCTCGTAAACGTAGAAGGTTTTGGTGCTCAATCGGAATTTATTTCCAAGTTTGGTCTTCGTGTTACTGATGAGATTACGTTTGTTGTGTCTCAACGTAGATGGGAAGATGTCATGGCAAAGACTCTGACTCTCACTGTGCAGGCAAGACCAAATGAAGGAGACTTGATTTACTATCCTCTCACAAATGATTTCTATGAAATCAAATTTGTAGAAAGAGAATCGCCTTTCTATCAGTTAGGTAAGATTTACTACTTTACTATGACTGCTGAAATCTACGAAGCAGGCAACGCTATCTTTGAAACTGGTGACACCAACCTTGATAGCATTGGTAAAGACAATCAAAACGCATATGAATTCCCAGTCTACTTCAAAGACGGTGGCACTGGACACTTCACTATTCAAGAAGAGGTCCAGCAGGTATATACAGACACTGCTGGTAACACTGTTACTGTCAAAGCATCTGTATCAAATTGGGACCCAACGTCTAGACAGTTAAATCTAACATATATAAATGGTGGAGATTTAATAGAAGATGCTAATATCGTTGGTCAATCCAGCGGTGCTACATGGGAAGTAGAGTCTTTCTCTACTATTGATATTGACTTAGACCACAACGACTTTGCACAAAATCAATACCTTGAAGATTTTGGTGACGATATTATTGATTGGACCGAAGGTAATCCATTCGGTGAGTATGGAAACAAAACGGATAGCTTCTGATGTTAGGGAATCACTTTTACCATTCATGTATTAAGAAAACTGTAGTTGCTTTCGGCACGCTGTTTAACAACATTCAGGTCATTAAGAAAGACCCCGAGACGAATGTTGAAATTGAGCGTCAGAAAGTAGCAGTTGCTTATGGTCCGAAGAATAAGTTTCTTGCTCGCCTTGAGCAGAATCCTGAGGTAGGTCGTAAGGTTGCCATCACGCTTCCTAGAATCTCATTTGAGATGACTAATATGAATTATGACCCGTCAAGAAAGACGAGTCCTATTCAGTATTACCTAAAAGAAGATGGGTCTACTACTGGTGCTAAGAAGCAATACATGCCAGTACCATACAATATTGGTTTTGAGTTAGGTATCATCGCAAAGTCACAGGACGATGCTCTGCAGATTATTGAGCAGATTCTGCCATTCTTCCAACCAGCATTTACTGTCACAGTAAATATGATTCCTGATATGGATGAGAAGAGAGATATTGCATATGTCCTCAACTCTATTGACTATGAGGATGATTATGAAGATGACTTCATGACTAGAAGAAGCATCATCTATACACTAGGATTTACTGCTAAGACATATCTATACGGTCCTCTTGTCAATGCAGACCTCATTCGCAAGAGTATTGTCGAAGCATCTATTGGTGATTTGGGTCAGCATAAGAGGACTATGCGTTACACCACACAACCAGAGGCAACAACAGACCTCAATGCAGATAATGTTATTGATGCTGCAGATACATTACTACTTAACCCAGACGATGACTTTGGATTTAATGAAGGGATTGAAATCTTATGACCAAGTTTGAGGATAATATGGAAGAAATCTTTGATATAGATGTTTCTGAAGAAACTAAATCTGCTGAGATTGTGAAGGAAGAAGAAAACGTTGATGCTACTAAAGATTACGAATATACAAGAGGAGAGTTGTATAGACTCATCGAGCAGGGTCAAGAGGCAGTACAGGGCGCTCTAGAGGTCGCTCAGGAGTCAGGACACCCTAGAGCATTTGAGGTGGCAGTCAATGCTATGAAGCAGGTTGCAGATATGTCTGACAAATTGATTGACCTTCAACAGAAGATGAAAAACCTAAATAAGGATGAGGAGAAAAAAGGTCCTTCCTCTGTTACTAACAATGCTATCTTCTTAGGCAGCACTGCTGAGTTACAAAAAATGCTTAAGCGTGGGAAGGTTGAAGAATAAATAATTTAACAAAGGAATAGATAAATGATTGTCAAACTATTAGGGTCTGAGACGGACCTTACTTCTGCTATCAATGTAGGTTTAGCAACCGTTGTTAGAGTTAATAATACTGGAGCAGCTGCAACACTAACACGCAAAGATTCCACTGGAGCATTAATTGCTGATGTTACCATCGCAGCAAACGAAATTATCTATTTGGAAAAAGAAGCATCCGATACTTTGGAAGGTGGGTCTGATTTCCTAGTTGTTAAAGTAGCATATTCAAACTAATGGCACAGTGGAATAAAGATGCTCAAGAATATAGAGCACAGGACACAACAAATTTTGAGGTAGTGATGCTTGCCGACCAGCTCGGCAATCCACTCAACAGTTATGGTGCTGCCGCCAACATTCCAATTGCGGCTGGTCTTCTAACTGGTTATTCACATATCAATAAGTTTGGATATAGAGATACCATTGCTGGTTCTTGGCAAACCATTTGGGATAAGGCAGCAGATTATGCATACTATGCTGCCGCTACAGTAACTGCAGTTGCAGATAATGCTGGTCAGGGCGTAACTGATGATGGCGGAACTGTAGAGGTTCAGGGTTTAGATGAAAACTATGCTCCCGTAACAGAAACCTTGACTATTGGTGGTGCTGCATCAGTAGCACAATTCTCCAGAGTGTTCCGTGCAAGAATGGTTACTGCAAATACTGGCACAACTAATGAGGATGAGATTAGAATTAAAAATGGTGTCAATGATGTAGCAGTAATTATTGCTGGTGCTGGTCAAACTTTGATGTCCTTATATACGATCCCTGCTGGCAAGACAGGATATTTGATGAAACTTCAAGGTTCTATTGATGCTAACAATGATGCTCTGTTTAGATTGTATGCAAGACCTTTTGGTGGAGCATTTAATGTTAAAGGTCAGTTTGGAGTATTTGCTTCTGGGTTCAACTATGACTATCCAGTTCCTTTAAGATTTGAAGAGAAAACAGATATAGAAATAAAAGGTCTATCTCAAAATGGTGTAGGTGGTGGAGCAATTTTCGACGTAATTCTGGTAGACAACTAATGAAAACCTTCAAAGAATTCCGCACTCAATTAAATGAGTATTCAGAGTATAGCATGGTTCGTAGAGAATTAGCTGTATCTATGAGTGCTATCGAAAGAATAAATAAGCACGTCCAAGGTGACGGTAACCTTGAGGCATGGGTCCAATCTAAGATTACCCGTGCAACTGATTACCTTGATACTGTAGCTGATTATATGGATAGTGGTGTGAGTGAATCCTTGGATGTTCCCCGCAACGAATTGGATGAAGGAGCAGCCTGGACAAAAAAATCAGGAAAAAACAAAGAAGGTGGACTTAACGAGAAAGGAAGAAAATCTTACGAGAGAGAAAATCCTGGAAGCGACCTTAAGGCACCATCAAAGAAGGTTGGAAATCCCCGTAGGGCATCCTTTTGTGCCAGAATGAAAGGCATGAAAAAGAAACTAACTAGCAAGAAAACTGCCAACGACAAGGATTCACGCATCAATAAGTCCCTTAGGGCGTGGAATTGTTAAGAGAATATTTATATATAAAGTGTAGTTTTCTTAACACAATGTAGCTTGACAAACTTTTTCTTCCATATATAATATGATTACCGTCTAAAGGTAAGACTTAAATGGAAGAAAGAGAATTTTCCGACCTCAAATTATCAAGGAAGGAATGTCCGAAATGCGGTGCGGTGTGGATTAATGGTGAGCATCGATGGTCGGGCACAGGAAACCGAGGGAGTGAATTAGACCTTGCTGGTTTAGTTTGTAATAACTTAGGCGATGACACTTGTATCAATCCTCTCAAGGGGAGTGAAGGTGGTGTCACTTGGGCGAAGCGTTTAGAAGATTTGGAGAAAGACTTCCCCAACTAAATACTTTTGAAGAAAGTATGATGTGACATGGCAGACGCCGTATATCTTGGTAATCCTAACCTAAAGAAAACAAACACCGCAATCAACTTCACAAAGAAGCAGGTTGCTGAATTTATTAAGTGTAAGGACGACCCTGTATACTTTACTAGAAATTATATCAAGATTGTTTCTCTGGATGAAGGTTTAGTCCCATTTAAGATGTGGGATTTCCAAGAGCAACTCATTGAAAATTTCCACAAAGAAAGATTTAACATCGCGAAGCTTCCACGACAGACAGGCAAGTCAACTACGGTTGTATCTTATCTGTTGCATTATGCTCTGTTCAATGACAATGTAAAGATTGCAATTCTTGCTAACAAGGCAGAGACTGCCAGAGAATTGCTATCGAGACTTCAACTCGCGTATGAGAATATTCCTAAGTGGATGCAGATGGGTATCATCGCTTGGAATAGAGGCTCCATGGAATTGGAGAATGGTAGTAAGATTATTGCTGCATCTACGTCATCTGCATCTGTCCGAGGTAACTCTTTTAACATCATCTTCTTGGACGAATTTGCGTTTATTCCAAACCATATCTCTGAGCAGTTTTTCTCGTCTGTATATCCTACCATCTCCTCTGGTAAGACCACCAAAGTTATTATCATTTCTACGCCTAACGGCATGAATATGTTTTATAAACTTTGGCATGATGCTGAGCGTGGAAAGAATAGCTATAAACCTCTGGAGGTCCATTGGTCGCAGGTTCCAGGAAGAGATGCTGCATGGAAAGAGCAAACAATTGCCAACACATCGCAGAGACAGTTTACACAGGAATTTGAATGTGAATTCCTAGGGTCTGTTGATACTCTCATCTCTGCATCGAAACTTCGCACGATGGTGTATGAAGACCCTATCGCTGATAATAGCAAGGGTCTGATGGTCTATGAGAATGCTGACCCAGAAAAAGACTATATCATGACAGTTGACGTTTCCCGCGGAACTGACAATGATTACTCCGCTTTTATCGTATTCGATATCACAACGCTACCGTGGCGCATTGTAGCAAAGTATCGAAACAATCAAATCAAACCAATTCTATTCCCAAGCATCGTAGACCAAGTAGGAAAAAATTATAATGACGCATACATTCTAATTGAAGTTAATGACATTGGTGAGCAAGTGGGTAACATCCTCCACTATGACTTGGAGTATCCCAACATCCTTATGTGTGCAATGCGAGGAAGAGCAGGACAGGTTGTCGGTCAAGGATTCTCTGGTGCTAAATCACAACTTGGTCTCAAGATGTCCAAGGTCACTAAAAAAGTGGGATGCTCCAATCTCAAGACTTTGATTGAGGATGACAAACTACTCATCAATGACTATGAAATTATTGCTGAGTTGACAACATTCATTCAAAAGAATCAATCGTTTGAAGCAGACGAGGGTCACCATGATGACTTGGTAATGTGTCTCGTCTTGTTTGCTTGGTTGGCAGTCCAACCATACTTCAGAGAGATGACAGACAATGATGTCCGTAAACGTATCTATGAAGAGCAGGCAAATCAAATTGAGCAAGACATGTCTCCCTTTGGTTTTATTGTAAATGGTGTTGATGATGAAGAAGCAATCTATGTTGATAAAGATGGCGAAGTCTGGCACCTAGATGAGTATGGTGACAAAGCTGTTGATGTTTCTTATATGCTAGGTTACTAATGGATTTTGACTCGCAGTTAAAGTTAGAGCATTTACTTTTCAAGGAGAGAAGGTGTAGGACTTGCGGTGAGAGTAAAGACTTGGTAACAGAATTTTATCTCCATAGAAAATCAAAACCACACTTACCTTCGTCATATTCATATGAGTGTAAAGTGTGTGCTATACAAAGAATAGTTGTATCCAGAATCACAACATCTATTTTTGACCGTTGTGAATACCCTGATTGGTAAAGCGTTCATGCGTCGTTCCTGCAAAAAATGACCATCTGAAATACTCATTTTCCTAAATATTTGTAGATTAAAAATGCTTCTACAAGGAGATAAACATGGCGGGTCAAGTATCACCTGGAATTGTATTAAGAGAGCGTGATTTAACCAATTCAGTTGCAGTGCCTTCTTTGGCAAATACTGCTGCTATCGTAGGTTCTTTCGAGAAAGGACCAGTTGGTGTTATCACTACAATTTCAACAGAACAAGAATTTATTGACACGTTTGGCAAACCAAACGATTCTAACTATGAAGATTGGTATGTAGCATCCACCTTCTTAGGTTACGGTGGTACGTTGAGAGTTGTAAGAGTTGAGTCTTCCAGCTTAGCAAACGCAGAAGATAGCGGCACTGGCGTCCTCATCAGATCTGCTGATGACCAGGCAGCACAGGCAGGCACAACAACCTACCACTTCGCTGCTCGCACTGCAGGCACCCTAGGAAACTCCCTCAAGGTTTCTACTATTGACGGCAGCAGCACTACATATGCAACCGACACATATCATGGCACTGCACTCTGGTCTTCACTAGCACCTGCACCTGCATCTGCTAACATCACCCACGTTGCAGTTATCGACGAAGATGGCGCAATCAGTGGCGTTGCTGGCACACTTCTAGAGACATTCCTTTATGTTTCCAGAGACCCCGCTGCAGTAGACGGAGAAGGTGCTTCTGCATATCTTCCAACTGTTATCAACAGAAAGTCCAAGTATGTTTATGCTGATGACCTTCCTGCTGCAGGTGGTGAAGCACTATCACTAAGTGGTGGTGTTGATGACTATGCGGTTGGCATCTCTGGTGTCCAAGATGCTCTAAATCTTTTCACTGATGTAGAAAACATCACTATCGATTTCATCCTTTCTGGTGGCAGCATCAGAACTGGTTCTCAACCTGGCGCTGATACTATCACCAAGCAACTCAAGGCAATTGAAATTGCTGATACCAGAAAAGATTGCATCGCATTCTGCTCACCCTACGGCACTGGATTCGTTGGTCTTTCTGATGTTACTGCACAGAAAGATGCAATCGTTTCTCACTTTAGCACATTCCCAAGCAGCTCTTACGCTGTCCTAGATAGCGGTTACAAGTATATCTATGACCGCTTCAACGATAAGTATCGTTACATTCCTTGCAACGGTGACGTTGCTGGTCTCTGTGTCCAGACTTCACTCAACGCTGAAGATTGGTATTCACCTGCTGGTCTCCAGAGAGGTAACCTCAGAGGTGCAATTAAACTTGCATATACTCCAACCAAGGCACATAGAGACGAGTTATACCTCGGTAGAATTAATCCTATTACTTCTTTCCCTGGTCAAGGTATTGTCCTCTTCGGAGACAAGACTGCACAAACAACTCCAAGTGCATTCGACAGAATCAACGTCCGCCGTCTCTTCCTCAACATCGAGAGAAGAGTCCAAGCAGCGGCACGCGGTGTGCTCTTTGAATTAAATGACGCCACAACCAGAGGGTCATTCTTCTCCACTGTAAACTCCTACATGGGTGAAGTACAAGCAAAGAGAGGTGTTACTGACTTCCTAGTAGTCTGCGACGAAACAAATAATACTCCTGATGTCATTGACAGAAACGAGTTTGTTGCTGACATCTACTTGAAGCCAGCAAGGTCGATTAACTACATCACTCTCACTTTCGTTGCAACGAAATCAGGTGTTTCCTTCCAGGAAGTAACTGGTCAAGTTTGATATTTTATTAACTAATTAACGTAAGAGGAAAACAACAATGGCTGTAACAAGCAACATCAAATCATTCTTAAACACCGTACAACAAGGTGTTAAGAGTAATCTATTTCTATGTGAGTTTCAATTCCCATCAGAGTTAGGTAGTGAGGCACCAACACTTGACACAGTAAACATGCTTTGCAAGTCTGCTGCACTTCCTGCATCTAACTTGGGTGTAATCGAAGTCCCATTCCGTGGTCGCACAGTTAAAATTGCTGGTGACCGCACCTTCGATACATGGACTGTAACCGTCATCAACGACAGAAACTTTGAAATCCGTCACGGATTTGAAAGATGGATGGAAGCGATGAATCGTCACGAAGGCAACACTGCTGCTACTTGGATTCCCGATGAGAGCAACACTGGTTTCCTTAAGGACCTCACAGTCAAGCAACTCGAAAGAGATTCATCCGACGCAGGTTCTGTTTTAAGAACCTATACTCTAATCGGTGCATTCCCAACTAACGTTTCTCAAATCGACGTTGCTTATGATAGCAACGACCAGATTGAGGACTTCACAGTTGAATTCCAACTCCAGTATTGGACTGCAACTAAGGGCACCGCTTCTGGCGTCAAAGGTGGGGATATCAAACTCTGATAAATAAAGTATCAGTGATATTCTAAAAAATGAGTCAACTTTTCGGATTCTCAATCAATGGGGCTGTCTCGAAACCCAAGGGACAGTCCCCGATTCCTCCGCAACAGGACGATGGAGTAGCTACCGTAGCAGGTGGCTACTTCGGTCATTATGTGGATATCGAAGGCACAGCGCGTAATGAGTTTGACCTCATTAGGCGCTATCGTGATATGGCGCTTCATCCAGAAGTTGACACCGCAATTGATGAGATTGTCAATGAGGCAATTGTTAGTAATGAAGACCAATCTGCTGTGCAGATTGAATTATCAAACTTAGAAGTAGGCGAACCTATCAAAAGAAAGATTCGCAAAGAGTTTGATTACATCAAAAAACTTTTAAACTTTGATAAGAAAGCACACGAAATTTTCCGTAACTGGTATATCGACGGACGTGTCTACTATCATAAAGTAATTGACTTAGCAAATCCTGGTAAGGGTATCGTAGAAGTTAGATACATCGACCCTCTCAAGATTAAAAAAGTCAAACAAAGAATTCAAGACAGAGAAAAGAAAGCAGCGCAGCAACTGTTAGATAGAAACGCAAATCCACAGTCTGCAACTGCATATGATTTTGGTGAGTATCTAGAATACTACATGTATAATCCGAAAGGATTTATTTCATTTGCTGGTGGTCCTGACCCAATGCAAGGTGGCATGAAGTTTGCTGCTGATGCCGTCACATTCGCACCTTGCGGTTTGATGGACTTGAATAAGAAGATGAATTTGAGTTATCTTCACAAGTCAATCAAGGCACTCAACCAGTTGAGAATGATTGAAGACAGTCTTGTTATCTACAGATTGTCACGCGCACCCGAGCGTAGAATTTTCTACATTGATGTTGGTAATCTACCCAAGGTAAAAGCAGAGCAATATCTCCGCGATGTTATGCAGAGATATCGTAACAAACTTGTTTACGATGCAAACACTGGTGAGATTCGTGATGACAAAAAGCATATGAGTATGCTTGAGGATTTCTGGTTACCTCGCCGTGAAGGTGGTAGAGGCACAGAAATCACAACACTTCCTGGTGGTCAAAACTTAGGTGAATTAAAAGACGTTGAGTATTTCAAGAAGAAACTTTACAACTCACTTAACCTACCACCTTCACGTCTTACCGATGACAACAAAGGCTTCAACCTTGGTAAGACTACAGAAGTACTACGAGACGAATTAAAGTTTACAAAATTTGTCGGAAGACTACGCAAGAAGTTTGCATACGTTTTCCACGATATGCTCAAGACTCAACTAGTCCTCAAGGGTGTGCTCACCCCAGAAGACTGGGAAGAGATGGAAGAAAACATCCAGTATGACTTCCTCTTTGACAATCACTTCTCTGAGTTGCGCGATGCAGAGATTCTAAATACTCGCTTAGATATTCTGATGAAGTTAGACCCATTCGTTGGTAAATACTACTCTACAGAATATGTAAGGAAAGAAGTCCTCAAGCAATCTGATGTTGTGTATGAGGAAATGGATATTCAAATGGCAGCAGATATCGAAAAAGGTATTGTTCCAGACCCTGTACATACAAATGAAATGAATGCAAAGGTATTGGAAATGTCTGCTCAACCACCCGAACCTCCCGCTGCAAAACCTGCAAAAGCATCTGCAGAAAGCGATTCTGATAAATAATTATTATACATGCTTTAATTAAATGGAAACTATTGACATTATCAATGCGATTGCCGCTGGAAATAAAATCGATGCGATGGACAAAATTAATGACCATCTGTATGCGAAGGCAGCGGAAACGATGAAAGGATATAAAGAAGTCCTAGCAAAATCCTATTTCGTATCTGCGGAAGAGGAAGAAGAAACTACTGAACAACCTACTGCAGAAACTGATACCGAAACACCAGAAGGCACAGAAGAATGAAACTAATTACCGAGAGTATTGAGGACATTGAAGTCCTAGTAGAAGAATCTAACGGAAGTAAGAATCTTTACATTGAAGGTGTATTCCTTCAGGGCGACATTAAGAATCGCAACGGTAGAGTCTATCCTTTTTCCGTACTAGAGAAAGAGGTTGGTCGTTACAATGAGAGCTATGTCCTCACTGGGCGTGCTCTCGGTGAGTTAGGTCATCCCGATGGTCCTACTGTCAATCTTGACCGCGTTTCCCACAAAATCGTTTCTCTCAAATCTGAGGGCAGCAACTTTAGAGGAAAAGCACAAATTCTTTCAACACCCATGGGTAACATTGCCAGAAATCTTTTAGAGTCTGGTGTTAAGTTAGGTGTCTCTTCTAGAGGCATGGGGTCAATCGAAGAGAGAAACGGTGCAAATTATGTCCGCGATGATTTCATGTTGGCAACTGCTGCTGACATTGTTGCCGACCCATCAGCACCTGATGCTTTCGTGAATGGAATCATGGAAGGCAAAGAGTGGGTCTGGGATAATGGAATCCTTAAGGAATCAAAAGTTGATAAATACAAAAGATATATTTCCGAGTCAACGCGGAAAAATATTGAAGAGAGGTCGCTCAAGGTCTTTGAGGACTTCTTGTTTAATTTATGATTTTAATAAATAACTGTAGAATAAATGTAATAACTGTACAGGGGAAACCAAAATGTCAGATATGTTAAACGAAAAATTTGAGGAGTTTATTGCAGAAGCTGGAGATCCTATGCCTGGTGTTGGTGCTGGTGTAGTACCTGGCAACGCAATGGCTAGTGGTTTTATGCAACCATCTGGTGGTCAGACTAACACTGCAGTAAACGCCAAGGCAGCTGGTAGAGATCCTATGCCAACTGTTTCACCTTCTGTGGTCCCTGGTCAGTCAGTGGAAGATAATGGTGGGTCTACCTATGAGAAGCCTCAGGGTGAAGATAATCCTGGCGACAAGGCTGCTAAGCATAACAAAAGAGTAGATGACGGTCACGTCACCCGCGACAAGCATCAGGATCCCGCACCTTCAGTTAAGTCCTCAGGTTATGAAATTCCTGGTGGTCCTAACGATACCAAAGTATTTGGTATGGAAGAAATTGATTATTCCTCAGACGAGGATATCAATGCTCTCGTAGAAGGCGAAGTAATCTCTGAGACATTCAAAGATAAAGCAAAGACAATCTTTGAAGCTGCTGTAAAAGCAAAGATTACTGAGCAAGTAACTTCACTACAAGAGCAGTATGCTACCAAACTCGCAGAAGAAGTTGAAGCGATTAAGACTTCTCTCTCCGAGAAAGTAGATGAGACTCTCAACTATGCCATCCAAAACTGGCTAGAAGAGAATGTAGTTGCCATCGATTCAGGTCTCAAGCTTGAAATCGCTGAAAACTTCATGAAGGGTCTCAAGACAGTCTTTGAAGAAAACTATCTTGAAATTCCCGACGACAAAGTTGATGTTGTCGAGTCAATGAATCAAGAGCTTTGTGAGATGGAACAGCGCCTTAACGAGCAGGTTGAGCGCAACATTGAATTAAATAATCGTATTTCTGGTCACACCAAGACTATCATCACTAGAGAGATGAGCGAAGGTCTTGCTGACACCCAGAAAGAAAAACTAGCTTCTCTCGCTGAAGGTGTTGAGTTTGTTTCGGAAGAATCCTTCCGTGGTCAACTCAAGACTATCAAGGAGTCATACTTCCCATCGGCAGTTGCTCCTAAGGCAGAAGTTACGGATGAAACACCAGTAGCAGCAGAATCCACCGCCGACGTGTCTGATAGCATGAAGGCATACATGGATGCAATTGCTCGCTGGTCTAAATAATTACGTCAACCCATTTTCCTAAAAACACTCGGAGTTAAAAATGTTTAACGCTCAAAATCTCCAGGAAAAGTGGGCACCTGTTCTTAACCACTCGGGTCTCGATGAGATCACCGATTCACATAGAAAGGCTGTTACCGCTGTTATCCTTGAGAACCAAGAAAAATTCATGCGCGAAGAGCGCGGCGTCCTTAACGAAGTTGCTGTAAACTTCGCTGGCGCTTCCAATATGACTGGTGCAGCAGCATCGACTGGCGCTATCGCTGGTTTCGACCCTGTGCTCATCAGCCTAATCCGCCGTGCAATGCCTAACCTCGTTGCTTATGACATCTGCGGTGTCCAGCCTATGTCTGGTCCTACAGGTCTCATCTTCGCAATGAAGGCGAAGTACGAGAATCAAGGCGGCGAAGAGGCACTATACAACGAGCCTGATGCAGGCTTCTCTGGTGGATATGGTGCTCCTACAGTACGTAACCAAGCTGGTGTTGGTGGTACAATGGAGGGTAACAACCCTGCAGTCCTCAACGATTCACCACAAGGCACGTACGAGCTCGGTTCTAAGATGACCCGTGCTGAGTTAGAGCAACTCGGTGAAACCAATTTCGCATTCCGCGAGATGGCATTCAGCATCGAGAAGACCTCGGTGACTGCTAAGTCAAGAGCACTCAAGGCAGAATACACCCTAGAGCTTGCACAAGACCTCAAGGCAATTCATGGTCTTGACGCTGAGCAAGAGCTAGCAAATATTCTCTCCTCTGAGATTCTTGCTGAAATCAACCGCGAAATCATCCGTACCGTATACTTCGTTGCTAAGCCTGGTGCTCAGCACAACGTTGCAACTCCTGGCGTATTCGACCTCGATGTTGACTCCAACGGTCGTTGGATGGCAGAGAAGTTCAAGGGTCTTCTATTCCAGATTGACCGTGACGCTAACGCTATCGCTCAGGAAACCCGCCGTGGTAAGGGCAACTTCATCATCTGCTCTGCAGACGTTGCTTCCGCTCTCAACCTCACTGGCGCTCTTGACTACGCTCCTGCTCTCAGCACTTCAATGAGTGTTGATGACACTGGTAACGTATTCGCTGGCACCCTCAACGGTCGTGTTAAGGTCTTCATCGACCCATTCGGTGGTCCTTCCTACACCCAGGGCACTGCTTCTAAGCACTACTACACCATGGGTTATAAGGGCACCTCACCTTATGATGCAGGTCTCTTCTATTGCCCATATGTCCCCCTCCAGATGGTCCGCTCCATCGGTCAGGACACCTTCCAGCCCAAGATTGGCTTCAAGACTCGCTACGGCATGGTCGCAAACCCATTCGTAACTGTAGACGGCAACTTCGGTTCCGCTCCTACTGGCGAGGCAATGAATGCCAACAGCAACCAGTACTACAGAAGAGTACAAATCACCAACATCAACTGATATCAGTCGTTGGTTTCCCCAAACGGAGGGTCCTTCGGGACCCTCTTTTTTTATGACCTAAATAAAAATAAAACACAATGGCACAGAGTAAGTGGTATTCAGAGCAACCCAAGAATAGAAACTTTCTCGCTCCAGTCGGATTTCGATTAGACTTGGAGATATTTCCTGGCGTAGAGTTTTTCTGTCAGCGTGCCAATATCCCCGACCTTACTCTACCATTCACTGAAGTCCCAACTAGATTCAGGTCTTTCCCCATCGCAGCTGCTGGTGGTATTGAGACAGGTGACTTAAACGTCACATTTATTATCGATGAAGACTTAGCAAATTATGTTTCTATCTACAACTGGATTAAAAAGAATGGTCTCTATGAGCAGCACTCTGACCAGGAA